ACTCAACCATTAACTTTTAATTTTATTAATTTATCAATATTAGATATAAAAGAGCAATTGCAAATAATTAAAAACATAACTAAAGAAACTAATTTATTATCTTTAAAAAATATTAAACTACTTTTAAATAATTTATTAGTTGAAAATAATAAAATTTTAAGATACAGTGCTAATTACGGAAATATTGATTTTCATTCTAATAATGATAATTTTAATAAAATTTTAAATGATATTGAAAATAATAATATAAATAATAATGTAAATAATGATGTAAATAATGATGTAAATAATGATGAAAATGACACTGAAAATAATATTTTAGAAAGTATTCATAGTTTTTTAAATGATGGTAAATATATAATTACATTAAGAAAAAATGTGTTTTTTATAATAAAAAGAGATTGGTTTTCAGAAATTGCAAACTTAGGTATTACTTATGGTGCATATAAAAATAATAGTAATGCATACTGGTGGAATTCTGAATCTCAATTACAAGAAATATGCGTACAAAATAATATAACTATTTTTGATTCAACTATATTATTGGAGGATAATAGTTTATATAAGTATAATAATGATAATTATTTTAATGAAAATAATAAATTACAAGAAGATTTACAATGTTTATTTTTTATATGTCGTAGTTAAATTTTATCTTCCTGTCCAGACCTTTATTAATGGTAAATCTTTACATTTATATATCTCGTCAAATGTAATACCCCAATTAACATAATTATGTATATTTCCTAATAATGTTTCTATATTATTATTGTGTTTTTTTTCTTTTTGTAATAAACACCCTATTACTCGTTCAAAAGCACAACGATTAAGTCTAGATATTATACAATCTAATAGTTTATTTAAATTATATTTACTATTAATAATATTTAAATAATCATATGTAATAATTGACATCCCACCAAAACATCCATTCCATAATGTTTTATTTTCATAAAATTTAAGTAATTCAACATCATTAAATAATTTTATCATATATGTTTCATCTTCTATTAAGTCCCAATAGTGGTTAAAATCCCATATCATTTTATATTCATCAACATTAAAATCTATATATTTATTTATAAAAACCGAGTCATGAATTATTACTGCAATATCAAATAGTTTATTATGTAAATAATAATAATACGGCAATAATTCGCCTCTTTTATGATATTCACTATTTATAATAGTAGTATTATATAAGTTTTCATTTGTTATATATTTATAATCACTGTTATCATCTATAATAAGTATAAGATTATCTGCATAATATTTGCGAATACATTCATAACAATAAATCCAATATTTATTTGTTAATTCGTTTTGAACACATCTTAATATAATAAATCCTATTGATTTAGGCTTTATGTCTTTTGTATCCATATTTATATTAGTATTATTTGAAAATAGATAGGTTAGTGTATATTTGATATTGTAAAATATTTTTAAGTTATAATTTTGTATCAATATATAATTACACTAGTAAATATAAATTACATTCAAATGGAATATAAAAAAATATTTTATATTCTAGAATAACAAATAAATAAAAAATAAATAATAATACATAATATAAAATATATAATACAATTTTAAATTAAATGTCTGAATTTTTTGATGGAGATACTTATGAACCAGAAGTAGAAACAACTCCTAATATTGAATTTCAATTAAATCAAATTAATGATAATGAATATTTGTTAAAAAAATATATACCAGATAAAGCATTATTTGCAACATCTAATACAATTGCAAGTATTAAAACAATTTATGAAAATAATATTGATATTCCAATAATAGTTTATGGTAATAAAGGTATTGGTAAAATAACATCTATTATAGGTTTACTAAAATATTTACCTTGTTATCTTCCAGAATATGAAATAAATCATAAATTAAATAATCTACATTATTTTAAAATTTTAGATGAAAAATTTAATAAAATATTTTATTATGAAAATATATACTTTATAAATTTAGAAAGTTTGAATAATAATAATGAAATAACAGAATATTTAGAATACATTTATAAACTTGCAAAATCAAGTAATATTCAAATATTTAATGATAATTTTGAGGAAAATGATATAGATAAAACTATAGATAAAACTATAGATAAAACTATAGATAAAAAAATAGATAAAACTATAGATAAAAAAATAATTATAATTGCACATATTGATAAATGTAGTAAAGAATTACAAAAATTTATTGCATTTATGTTAGAAAAAATTAATAATGAAATTTCATATATATTAACAACATATAACACAAATACAATTGCAAAAAAAATTATGTCAATATGTTTACCAATACATTTTAAAAATTTAAATGAAAATACTTTTAATAAAATTTTTAAAACAAATTTTAAAAATTCTTTAGAAGAAAATAAATTATCAACAACATTATTAAAAAATTATTATCAAATATATGTAACAAATAGATATAATATAGGAAATACTATTTCGCAAATAAAATATTATTTAGAAACTGAAGATATAGAATATTTTAAAAATAAACATAATAGAATATCTTTATTATCAAAAATTGCTGAAAATTTTATAAAAAAAAAATTAATTCTATCAAATGTATCATCTGCATTAGAAATACGTAAATTTTTATATACATTATTATCTTTAAACATAAAACTAATTATATTTGTTAAAGAAGTTATAAAACAATTATGCAATAATAGTAAATTAAACAATAATATAAAATATAGTATTGTAGAAAAAGTAAATACTATGTCCTCAGAAATTATTAAATCTAATAAAGAAATTGTTATAATAGAATCATTTTTTTATGATATTATAACAATTATATATGCAGATGTAAAATAAATAGAAGATAATAAATAATAAAAAATAAATAATCAGTAATTAAAAATTAAAATATTTATTATATTTAATAATAAATTAAATAATTTTAAATAAAAATGTCTATTACAAAATCTAAATTTAATAAGAATTATAGAAAATCAAAAAAACTATTAAAAAAACTTGCTAAACGTAATAAAACAAAAAAAAGTTTAAAATCACATATGAAATCCAAAAGACATCATAAAGGTGGTTTTTCTTCAAGTTGTAGTTTAGCTACTGTTAAAGAACCGGGATTAAAACTAGATGCATTAGGTTCTATTGCTGGTCTATCAATTCCAGAATCAAGAGGTGCAATTTATCGCCCAAATTGTAAATCTGATAATTATCAAGCAATGAAACCATAAATTTGCAAAATCTGCAAAATCTGCAAAATCTGCTAATCAAATACTAAAGTAGTAGGAAAATTATGTATTGATAATGATTTTGATGCAGCAGATGAAATTTCTTTTCGTTTTTTTCTTGTTGAACCTCCAGTTTTTATTTTTATTTGCGTTTTTATTTGCGTTTCAATAGGAATAATTCCATCTTGTGCCTTTTTCTTTTTTGTATATGGTATTGTTGGCATTTGTAATGGTTGTGGTAATCCTATATCATCTAATTGAATATTAGTAGCAGTAATAGTAGATTGATTTATTTTGGTTCCACATTTTTTTACAGTTTCACAGCGAGAATTCATATCAATATCAATCTCTTTTATATGTTTAGAAATATAATCTATAATATGATTTTCTAAAGCCCATTTAAAAAAATTTAATTGTCCTACAGTAGTAATAAAATATTTATTATCCTCATAATAAAAACGTATTCTATTTCTCCTACAAAATGGGTCAAAATTTCGTTTACTATAATTCTTTAATTGTCCTTTATAATTATTATGAACTATTATAAAATTATCAAATGATTGCAATTCTTCTTTTGTTTTGTCTTTTTGTTCCTCTTTAAAATCATATTTATTATATAAAATATTAAATTTTTTACAATAATTTGTAACAAACCAATCGATAAGCCTCAATGATATAGACTCTCCTTTTAAAATAGTAATTATTTTATTAAGCATATGTCTATTAGAAAAAAATTTAGTAATAGGAATAATAAGAAGTGCTTGTTTTGAAGATATATTTTTGCAAGATTTAATAACTATGTTAACTTTATCCTCAGAATTTTCGGATACAGGTTTAGTTGTATTAACTAATAAATTTGTTGATAATGGAATAGATTTTTTTTTAGATTCATCTTTTTTAGTTTTAATAGTACATTCCATTAGTTTATTATCTTTGCAAACTTTTGTATCAACCTCAAAATTACCATTAAGTATATCGTTAATACTCATTATTAAATAATATTTTATTATTATTATGTAATTATTTATATTATCTTTAAGTTAAATAAGATTGTTAATAATTTTAGTTTTCTAATAATTTTAGTTTTTCAATAAATATGTTTTCTAATAAATATTTTTTCTAATAATTTTAGTTTTCTAATAATTTTAGTTTTCTAATAAATATTTTTTCTAGCTAATAATTAAGTAATTGCAAAATTGAGTACTTGCAAAAATGTCGGCAACTTTTGGAAAAACAATTAATAAAAAAATTTATAATACATTAAATAATACAATAAATAATACATATAATAGCACAGTAAAAACAATAAAACAAATAGATATAGATTATAGCACTAAACATATAATAATTGGTATTATAACAGTTTTTATTATTTTGTATGTATGCATAAAATTATATAACTATTACACTAAATCATCTATCAAGGATTTAATTATTCCAACTATGAAGCGACCATTTTTAAATCTTTATGCAGTTATGAAAGATGGTAAAGAAATTACAACAAATATTGTTTTTATTACTCATCATTTTACACGCGATGATTGCGAAGAAGATTATAATAAATATAAAGATCAAGGAATACATTTTTTAGGGTTAAGTAGTTATTCTGAGTTTCCGGGGAAAATTACTAATTCTCATGATATACTTAGTGACCCTAAGCATAAAGCTTATACATATGATTATTTTAAACTAACAAGGGGGTGGTTATCCGTATTTAGAGAAGAAATGAATTTAAAAATATTTTCTAAAGATTTTCCAAGGATTAATTGTGCTGAAAGCGATTTTGCGAAGTATAAAACACATCTGCCCGACACTAGTGTAAAAAAGGAATATGATTTTATTTATGTTTGTTTAAAGGATGGTGATAAAAAAGAGGGCGATAAGGACTGTCCGCAGGGATGGCAATCGACAATTAGGTCATATCCTCAAGCAAAGCAGTTTATAGATTTAATGTGTAAAAAATATAAATTGAAGGGTTTGCTTATAGGTAGAATTGGTTGTGAGATGCCTCCAAACTGTCATCAATTAATGGAATTAACAGATTTTCAAGAATATAGTACATTTATTAAAAATTATAATAAATGTAAATTTATTTTTATTCCAAATTATGCAGAGGCATCTTGTCGTGTATGTACGGAGGCTATGTGTTTTAACCTTCCAGTATTAATGAATAAAAATATATTAGGTGGATGGAATTATATAAATGATGAAACAGGAGAGTTTTTTGACACTAATAATATAGATACATTTGAACCAGTTCTAGATAAATTTATAAAAAAATTAAATAATAATGAATATACTCCAAGAGAATGGTTTATTAAAAATTATGGTGAATATAATTCAGGTGCAAAATTATTAGATTTTGTAAAATCAGTTTTTAAAGAAGATGAATTAAATGTTAAATTTTCAGAAATTGAATATATGAAGCCCGGAATATAAATTATAATAATAAATACTTTTCACAAAATTTTTTTTGTAAAATTTAGTAAAAATTAACAAAAATTGAATTATATTTTTATATTAAGTGTTAATATAAAATAATTAAAAAATCATAAAATGGATGAATTCGTGAGTACCTTAAATGGTCACACTAGTTGGGTCCGCAGTGTTTCTTTTAGTCCTGACAGTAAATACGTTGTCTCCGGTTCACATGACGAAAGTGTTAAAATTTGGTCTACCGAAAGTGGGGAAGTCGTGCGTACCTTGAATGGTCACACCCGTGGTGTCAACAGTGTTTCGTTTAGCCCTGACGGTAAATACGTTGTCTCTGGTTCTCTTGACAAAAGCGTGAAAATTTGGTCTACCGAAAGTGGGGAAGTCGTGCGTACCTTAAATGGTCACACCCATTGGGTCAACAGTGTTTCTTTTAGCCCTGACGGTAAATACGTTGTCTCTGGTTCTGAAGACAATAGCGTTAAAATATGGTCAACGGAAAGTGGGGAAGTCGTGCGTACCTTGAATGGTCACACTGATACTGTCAATAGTGTTTCTTTTAACCCTGACGGTAAATACGTTGTCTCTGGTTCTGAAGACAAAAGCGTTAAAATTTGGTCTACCAAAAGTGGGGAAGTCGTGCGTACCTTAAATGGTCACACTCTGCTTGTCACGAGTGTTTCTTTTAGTCCTGACGGTAATTACATTGTCTCTGGTTCTGCTGACAAAAGCGTTAAAATTTGGTCGACAGAAAGTGGGGAAGTCGTGCAAACCTTTAAACGTACCTTTAATGGTCACACTAATGATGTCAACAGTGTTTCTTTTAGCCCTGATGGTAAATACGTTGTCTCTGGTTCTTTTGACAGTAGCGTTATAATATGGTCGACTGAAAGTGGGGAAATCGTGCGTATCTTGAACGAACACACTGATTGGGTCTGGAGTGTTTCTTTTAGCCCTGACGGTAAATACGTTGTTTCTGGTTCTAGGGACGAAAGCGTTAAAATATGGTCTTATTAGATCATAATATAAAATATTATTTTTTTTAATAAAAACAAAAAAAAATAAACAATATTCTAATATCCTAAAGCGATATCTGCTAATAAATTTAAACCATAATAATCATATTTATTATATTTATTATGTTTATTATCCTCAATCATTGCTAATTCTTCATCATAATCATCATAATTTTTATAATTATCATAATCTGTATCAAGATTCATTTTTGTATTTTTATCATATTTATAAAAACATTCATTTGTTAATTTAATTATTTGTTGTGGTTGTAAAACATTACAATCACTATTATATTTATTTACTTTCTTCATATATAATTCATATTCTTTTTTATGTTTTCTTTTCATATGTAATGTATGGGAATTTAATGTTCTAAATATTGTATCGCAAAATTTACATTTCATATTTAATCCACCATTATGTGCCAGAATATGTTGTTTATATTGATATGAATGACTTGGTGAAAATACTTTACCACAATCATTAAATGGACAATATATAGGTTTTGAATGAATTCTAATATGTTTTATTAATCCTGTTTTATTAGGATGCGAATAGGAACATTTATTGCATTTATGTAATGAACTTAAAGCTTTATTGCGTGACATTTTTCATATGTATTCACATCAAATCATATTTAGTATTGTAAAATATGTATATATTTTTTCAATTTTATGTTAGAAAAAATTAAATAAATTAACAAAAATTGAAAATTTTATTTATAAAATGATAATTATATTTTTTCAAGATGGTAGTATTATTACTGCTTTTGGTGTTTGTAGGGGCTTTTGGGGCTCCTGTTCCCCCCAACGATACCAGTACTTTGACAACAACATTGACGAGCACTATGTCAAGTACATTGACAACGACATCGCTACCAACGACGACAACATCTCTACCAACGACGACAACGTCAATACCCACATATTCGCCAGATCCGAACATTGTAGTGATATGTATAATATTGCTACTATCGTTTATCCTTTTTCTATACTTATTTAGGAAGTTTAGGTATATTAAAATTATTGAACAAATTGGTGATGTATTATATACAATAATTACATTACCATTTTTAATATTGTATATTATTTTATACGATAGACCATATTGGTGCTATTCAAAATTTTGCAAAAAACAAAATAATAGTAATAGTAATAGTAATAGTAATAGTAATAGTAATAGTAATAGTAATAGTAATAGTAGTATAGTATAATTTTTTTTACAATTATATTCTTTAACTTAGTTTAACCTACTTTACATTTATTCTAACTATATAATAAATATCTGGAAACAATATATATCTGGAAACAATATATATCTGGAAACAATATATATCTAGAAATGGAATTGACACAGAATAATCTTGTAATATGTTTTTTATCTTTAATGATAATAATTTTTTCATATAATGATTATATTAAACCCATGATAGTAAATATAGTACAAGGGAAAAATATAATAAATGGTATATCAGAAGGTTTTACATCACAATATTCCTCTCTTTCTCCAAGTCTTTCAAATACAGTTCAGTTTGATACAAATACATATACTCGTGATGCTAATAAGCCAATTATAATAAATAATCATATATCTCTACCAATATTAACATATGCAAATCCCTCTGGAAATGGTTCTTATTCGGACTTAATAGGCACTTATTTTCGGCGCCATATTTATCCAGTTCAACAAATAAATACCCAGAGCAATATTGAAACCCTTTATAAATTTATTAATAATGAAATAGATATTGCTTTTATTAGCGAAGAAATTCTAGCGCGTTTCATAAAGCGCGATTGTAAATATATGTCACGTATTTTGGCAGATATTTTTGAAGTAGATACAACTATTCCAGAAAATAATTTAGATAATCCATTATTATTAGACCGACTATATCCAGAGTTAAACATAGAGGCAATTGGTGTAGGTTTTAATATGGATTTTTACCTCATAGTAAACAATTTTTCCAATATAATTGAATTTATGGATATAATAAAGGGAAAAGCAATTGGAATATTAGCAGATAGTTATTATTTTTTCATGAAACTATGTATGGCATATAATATATCAATGGATATATTTAAAAATATTACCAATAATAGTGAAAATATTGAGACGACGTTTGAAACACTTAGCGAAAAATTCATACAAAATAAATATGATGCAATATTTATTGTTTGTCATCCCAAAAATCTACAATTATTAAAATTATCGAAAAATAAAAAATTGCGTTATATACATATACAAAAAAGGGCAAAAATCGATTCGCGCAATAATCTAAATAATTTACAAAACCTCAACAATACACAACAAGGAACAGGTAGTGCAACACCGCCACCTCCACCCAGTGGCAATACACAAGCCATTTATTCGCAATTAGTTATGGATGATTTAAAAACTATAAATATTCGCGAAGATTTCAATTCAAATATAAAAAAATATTTCCAACATATTGTTCCTAGAGCAGTAGATTTAAATAAATTTCATAAAAGTGGAAATACTTATTCATATCTAGATACATATTCAACACGTATGATACTTGTAATTAGAAAAGGAATACCAAATGAGCGTGTATCTTATATAACACATAATTATATAGACCATTTGGAAAAATTGCGAGATAATATAGATAGAGAATATTTCGATATCACAATAAATAATTTTTCATCTCTGGAATTTATATATAATGAATTAATAAGTTTTGATAAAGTAATACCTTTAGCAGATGGTGCCAAAAAGATTTATAAGGACGAAGGACTTATCTACTATTCGGAAGATGCAAGATGCAAGTTGTAAAACTATAAATTTATAATTTATAAACAATTAAGTTTATTTATGTAAAAATATAAATTTATAATTTATAAAATTGAAAATAAAAATAATAGATAATAAATAATACATACTTATAAAAATGTCTCTAGATATAGATATGATTTTGCAAACAGAAAAATTGCAAAAAGTACATCAAATATTAAGTGATACTAACCGCAAATTTATTATTGTTGATGGAGTTATTGGTGCCGGTAAAACGACTACAATTAAGGAAATTGAAAAAAGAATTAATCAAATAAATAGTGATATAAATAATAATATTCGCAATAAAAAATATAAAGTTTGTGCTATTTATGAACCTGTTGAAATTTGGAAATCTACAGGTGCTCTAGAGTATTTTTATAAAGATATACCTAGAAATGCATATGCATTCCAAACATTAACATATATTACAAGAATTCAAAGTGTTATTGATGAAATCTATAATAATCCAGATGCAGATATTTATATTCTAGAAAGAAGTATTTGGACGGATAGATATATTTTTATGGAATTATTAAAAGATTTAGTAAGTGAATTAGAAATGAAAATGTATAATCAATGGTGTGATATGTGGGCTTATATTTTGCCTATGCGCGTTGATAAATGGGTTTTATTAGATACATCATTGGATGAAAGCTTAAAGAGAATTTCTATGCGTAATAGAGAGGGCGAAACTAATGGTATTAGTGTCGATTATCAAACAAATCTATATAAAAAACATATTGAATTTTACAAAAAATTGGCAAATGATGATAAGCCAGTAATTATTATTGATAGTAAAATAATGGATGAAAACTTTATTGATAATTCTGAAAAAGTTGATGCTATAATAGAGCAAATATTTGATATAAAAATAGTTGATTTATTTGCAAAACCTAGTTTATTTAGCTGGTTTCGACAAATGTTTTAATTATTGATTTATCTTTTTTTTTTGTTTTGCGATTTGGATTATTGGGATTTCGATTATTAGGATTTTGATTATTATTTCTTGATTTTCTTTTTTTTCTGTTACCACCAATTTTATTACCATTTTTTGGTGGAGTTAAAAATTCATTAAAATTTGCATTCCAATTTATTGCTACAGCTTCATATTGATTATGTTCTTTAAGTCTTCTTTCTTCTTCAAGTCTTCTTTCTTCTTCAAGTCTTCTTTGTTCTTCAAGTCTTCTTTCTTCTTCAAGTCTTCTTTCTTCTTCAAGCATTTCCCTTTCAGTTTCAAGCCTTTGTCTTTCATTCTCAAGTATTATCTCTCGTTCTTCAATTTTGCGTAAATTTTCATCAATTCTTTTCCTTTCTTCGGTATGTTGTTTTGCTTTTATTTCTAATAGTCTTATTTCTTCAGCAAGTTTTCGTTCGTTTTCTATTAAGTTCATTTGTCTTTGTGTTAAAAAAAAATTAGTTATTTGTGGTTGTGAATTATTAATAACTTGTAATTTAGGATTTTTTTGTGTAAATTCAACATATTTACAACAATATTGTGAAACAGATTCATAATGACCATTAGGACACTCTCCATTATCATTTTTTTTTACTAAACCAAAATTAGGGTCGCATGTATCATTAATTAGTTTTAAATTATTGTTTGCATTTCTACCCCTCTTTGTACTCATTCTCCCTGCTATTTTAAAATTATATATATATATATATATATATATCTATTAAAGTAATAAAAGATATTAATTTATTAGTAAAATGTTAAAAAAATAATAAAATAATCAATTAATCAAATACAATAACAATTTCTTTAGGTTTTATTTTCTTTTTTGTTTTTTTAGATTTATCTAGTTTAGTAACAATTTTATAAACTAAATATTTAGTCCCTTTTATAAATCTTTCTTTGCTGTATAAATCATAATTATATGTTTTTAATAATTGGCGAAATATAGTTATTGCTTCTTTATATACTATATTTTTAATATTATCAATATATTCTTTTCTTTTGCAAGGGATATAATATTCACCCAATTCTTTTTCCAGAGTATGAAAATAGTCTAGTGTTTTGTGTTTATCCATATCAATTTTACTAAATTCCCTAGTATCATTTATATCATTTAGTCCAAATGCATTAATTATCCTAGTTATTAACTCAAATGGTGGGGTTTTTATAAATAATTGATTTACTACCATTTTATATATTTACCCTTACTACTTTACATTTAGAAAATATTAAATAAAATTTATACTTATTTTATTTTATTTTATATTAGTAGTAAAATAAATAAAAATAGTAAATAATTATATAATTACATAATACCTAATACATGATGTTGAAATTAAATATTTCAAAAGATATAAATATTTCACTTGGTTATACCATTATACCTATATTATTAACTAATATTGATACAGAAACCCTTTTTGATTATGTGTCTAGATATATAACAATTCCAGATATTTATAAAACTTTATTAGAACAAATAGAACATAATATGAAAAAAAATAGTTTAAATATGGCAAGTATTACTATTGAGGCAAAATCTGACAAATCTGCCAAAAGTATTAAAAAAACTAAAAAAAAATTGTCATCATCTAGCCAGAAAAATCAATCTATCCATCAAATATTTTTATTAGCAATAAATAATCATGGTTATAATAAATCAAAATATGATGAACTATTAGAAATTGCGCGTGTATCTGGTAATGCAATATTTAATACATTGAAATCTAATCAAATTGAAAAAATAAATATAGTTGATACAGTTGATACAGTTGATACAGTTGACAGTAATGCAAAAACTAATTCTGGAAGCACAAAAATAATTGAAGCCTTGCTAGAAGGTTTATTATTATCATCTTATAAATTTCTTAAATATAAAACCGAAAAAGCATTAAGTAGAGATAAATTTACTTTATCTTTAATAAATATTGTAATCAGTAAATATAATAATAAATTACATCATAAAGATATTCATTCCAGAATACAAAAATTGCAAACTCAAATTAAATCGGTTTTTATCGCAAGAGATTTAATAAATGAACCTGCAAATAATGAAAAATCAACAACATTTATAAATATTGTTAAACAATGTATTAAGGATAATAAAATCCCTATAAAGCTTGAAATATTTGAAAAAAAAGATTTAGAAAAACTGGGTATGGGTCTAGTGCTTGGTGTTGGTAGTGGTAGCAATGTTTCTAATGAACCAAAGGTTCTTATAATGAAATATGATGCTTGTAATGATACCGAAAAACCTGCATATGTTCTCCTCGGCAAAGGAATTACATTTGATACTGGTGGGTTAGATATTAAGGGTGCACGTTCAATGGTTGAAATGAAAACGGATTTATCTGGCGCTGCAACTGTGGCATCATTTTTACTAGGATATGCTATGAATAAAGGTTCAAAATGTATATATGCAATTTGCCCATTTGCGGAAAATAGTGTTGGTCCAAATTCTACAAAACCGAGTGATGTATTAAAGGCTTATAATGGCAGAACAGTTGAAATTGCAAATACTGATGCCGAAGGTCGCCTAATATTAGCAGATTGTTTGGCATATACTGTTGATAAATACCCTAATGCAACTATAATAGATTTTGCAACATTAACAGGGCAACAAGAAAGTATTAGTTGTAAAATATTTAGTAATGTATTATCTGTAAATAGTAAAAATGAAGTTGCAAAATTAATTGAAAGTGGTAAAGAAATTAATGAGTTGCTTGTTGAATTGCCAATTATGGAAAAACAAACAAAAAATCTGGAAAGTTATGTTGCAGATATTAAAAATGTTAGTTTTAGTTGTAGTGCTGATATTATTATGTCGTCCCTTTTTATGCGACAATTTATTAAAAAAAATACTAAGTGGATTCATATTGATATTGCTGGACCAAGTTACAGAGCAAACGATGTTATTAAATATGCATCGCCAGAAGCCAGTGGTATTGGCGTTAGGCTACTGTTTGCCTATTTTGGCTAAAGAGGTGGAATTTCAATTTCTGCATCCATACCAAAAATTGGAGTAACATCGTCGTCTATACTTATAACTGAGCGAAAATGACCACCAGTATTTATAATGGTAATATGATTTATAAAATCCGGACGTACAATATGAGGTGTTCCATAACTATTGAAACTTTGATAAGGATTATGTTCAGTTGGATATTTCATAAATACATTAATTTGTTCTATTGGTTCATCAAGTAAACCAAATAAAATAGCGACCAATCTAATTTCACCATCTGTAAACCAATAGTTATTTGGGCTAATATGTGTAAACCATTCATCAATTGTTGTAAATTTTGGATTTCGTGGATTGGAAAATAATCCTCTTACAAAATCTTGATTTTTTGGATTTTGATTTAAAACAATTAATAAATCATGCATGCATGTTTTAAGCATCCGTATAAATTCTGTTAAGCTATCTGGGTCTTTTGGCAAATTAATTTCATGACGTATATGTAAAAACGATGTAAATATCGCCCGTGGACAACACGCGCCATCTCCAGCAACATCAGAAGATATTATTTTAACTTGCTTATCACTAATAGTAACTGTATAATCTTCTAATACAAATGCAGATTCAGGAAATCTTGATCCTTTGAATCGTGCAATTAGCATTTCAATTAAATTACGAAAATTTTCTGTTATAATTTGTATAGTAGGCAATGATTTCGCTGCAGGTGTCGATGTTTTCACAGCAGGTGTCGATGTTTTCACAGCAGATGTCGATGTTTTCACAGCAGGTGTCGATGACCGTGTATTACGAGCAGGTGGTGAATCTAATTTAGATTCACAACCTGCAAGATCATTACGTTTTTTTTCAATCTCCTGACTATATTGATTAAATTTTAATTGAATACGCGACAACTTAGATATATTATTATTTGATAGTGTATTACTTTCATACACGTAATTTTCAAGTGCTGTAAACAATTCACATGCCCTCTTTGAATGTTTATTAAGTTTTTCAATCTGTTCTTGCATTGTATGCTTTTTCGCGAAAACAGGGATGCCTATAATATGCAGTAAAAACAACTTTACTAGTGACTCCATCTTCAAAAATATACAAAAGAGTATACCAAGGAAAAGACTAATATAATAATTTTTATATAAAAAAAAATTCAATTTTTATGAAAATATCGAAAAATTCCACAGACCATATTCCAAAAACCATATTCCATAAATCAAATTGTATAAATAGGAAAAATTGGAAAAATTAACAAAAATTGAAAATAAAAAAACCAAATATATCGATGCCTTCTAAATGTATTTCTACTACAAATAATTGGCAACCTGTTGTAATAAATAGGAACGGATATTTTTTTATTTCAACTGCACAATTTGTGCTTATCGACTAAATTTAATTTGGCGACCAATTCTATAAAGATAGAAATGATAATTATTTTTTTGACAAATAAAATATTCAATTTTTTATTTATTTTTATTATAAATACTATTTATTTTTATAAATACTATTTTTTTTATAAATAATTTATAAGTAATTTATAAGTTAGTTATAAATTAGTTAAATAAAAAGAATGAAAAAATATTTAACAGAATATAAGAAATTTATATATGATAATAAATATTTATTTATAAGTATATTTATATTGGCAATTATTTTAATTATTGTAGGTATATATTTTTATAAAAAAGAAAAAAAAATAAAAGAAAAATTTGCAACAACAGTAACCGGAAATTCAGGAACTACAAAAATAACATATAATACTGGAGAAGCGAGTACTTGGACAGTTCCAGATAATGTAACATCAGCAAAATTTACTGTAATAGGGGGTAATGGTGGTTCAGGTGGTTCATCTGGTTCATTATTTTCCCCTCCAATAACAACTGCAGGTGGATTAGGGGGAACTGTAACTGCAAATATCATTGTTAGTAAAAATCAACAATATTTAATTTATGTAGGTAATAATGGTTTAAATTATTTAGAAGGAGGAACAGGTGGTCAAAGTTCCGAGATTACTAATAATAGATTTGGTGGTGGTGCTGGTACAGGCGGTGGTGGTGGTGGCGGTTCATCATCATTTATTGCAATTGGAACTACAATATTATCAACACCAATAATAATTGCAGGCAGTGGCGGTGGTGGTGGTTCAGTCAAAGCAGGTAGTAATGTGACTATGTTTTGTCCTACATTTTCTACTGATAGTATTAGTAAAGGTCTTGATGGAGGTAACACTATTGGTGGTGGAGGTGGAGGTTGCAATGATTTTATTTCTCAAAATCCATTATTTGATGTAGGTACAGGAGGAGGTTCTGTAGGTTCAGGAGGTTTTGCAGGTAAGTCATTTTTTGGCAATGGTGCAATTAATGTTTCTGGAGTAACAACTACATATTCTACTAATATTTCTGGAAGTACTCCATCAATAATAATAGAATATACTCCTGTAATACCCACGACTACAATGGCACCCACGACGACAATGGAACCCACGACGACAATGGAACCCACGACTACAATGGCACCCACGACCACAATGGCACCCACGACCACAATGGCACCCACAACTACAATGGCACCCACAACCACAATGGCACCCACAACTACAATGGCACCCACAACCACAATGGCACCTACGACTACAATGGCACCCACGACTACAATGGCACCCACGACCACAATGGCACCTACGACTACAATGGCACCCACGACTACAATGGCACCCACGACTACAATGGCACCCACAACTACAATGGCACCCACGACTACAATGGCACCTACGATCACAATGGAACCTACGACTACAAAATATGAAACTACGACCACAATGGAACCCACGACTACAATGGCACCCGATACAAAATATGAAACTACGACTACAATGGCACCCACGACTACATATGAAACTACGACTACAATGGCACCCGCGACTACATATGAAACTACGACTACAATGGCACCCGCGACTAAAAAATATGAAACTACGACCACAATGTTACCTAAACCTACACGTGTACAACAAAAACAAAATATTACACCTTCATCTACATTATATAAATTATCAGAATTTAATAGTAATACAAAAAATAAATTTAGATTATATGATAATATTGGAAATATAAATGATTTTCTGTCGAATAATACATTAATTTATAGTGATGTATACATATAGTTTATTTTTATTATAAATACTATTTATTTTTATTATAAATACTATTTTTATTTATAAATAATTTATAAGTAATTTATAAGTTAGTTATAAATTAGTTGAATAAAAAGAATGAAAAAATATTTATCAGAACATAAAAAATTTATATATGATAATAAATATTTATTTATAAGTATATTTATATTGGCAATTATTTTAATTATTGTAGGTATATATTTTTATAAAAAAGAAAAAAAAATCAAAGAAAAATTTGCAACAACAGTAACCGGAAATTCAGGAACTAATATAATTACTACACTAACATATAGTTTATCAACAGATGTTGGTGGAACAAATTGTATAATTCCAGCTGGTGTAACATCAGTAAAATTTACTGTAATAGGGGGTAATGGCGGTAATGGTTTGTCTCCTGTTAACCTAGGATCTGTTCAAGGTGGATTAGGAGCAAATGTATCTGCAACTATTACTTATAGTACTACTACTGTTTCTTCTACATCATATTTAATTTATGTAGGTAGAAATGGTAACAATGGTTACAATGGAACAACAGCTGTAGCAGGAGCAGGTGGTCAAAGTTCTGATACTAATACTACTAAAAGATTTAATGGCGGTAATGGTGGTTTAAATGCAGGTGGTGGTGGTTCAGCATCATTTGTTGCATTAGGAACTACACCAATAATTATTGCAGGTGGTGGTGGTGGTGGTGGCTCAGTAACATCAGGTGGTAATGGTAGTTTTAATAGTAGTTTTAGTGGTAGCGCAGGTTCAGTTAATTATGTTACTAATAGTACTACATTAGTAACAACTACAGTATCTGGTGGTGCAGGTGGTGCAGGTAGTACTACTACGATAGGAACTATTACAAATGGTACTCCAGTACTAACTGGAGTTGGAACTAATGGTGGTGGTGGTGGCGGTTGTAATGCTGGTAGTGGTAGTACTACAGCAAATGCAGGTGTAGGGGGTGGTGCTGGTGGTTCATTTTTTAAATTTCCAGTTACAACAGGAACAACTATATCAACACCTACATATACTACTAATACTATTGGAAGTACTCCATCAATAATAATAGAATATTCTTTACCAGCTCCAACTACGACAATGGCTCCAACTACGACAATGGCTCCAACTACGACAATGTCTCCTACTACAACAATGGGTATTCTAACTTTTCCTACAAATGTCAATTCATTTACTTTTCCTGCAGGTGTAAGAGGTATTGCCACAGTTCCTAGTGGTATAACACAGGCAAAATTTACTGTATTAGGGGGAAAAGGGGGTAATTATGTATCTGGATATACTCAAGATGATAGATATGATACATATGGTGGAAATGGTGCATCTGTATCTACTACATTAAGTGTTTCATCTGGACAAATATTTAATATTTATGTTGGAAATAATGGTAATAATTCAGATGTTATAGATAGTTTGTCTAAATATGGTTCAGGTGGTAAAAGTTCTGATTTATTTAATACATTTGGTGGAGGGGATACAGGTTATTATGGTGGTGGTGGTTCAGCATCATTTGTATCATTAGGAGAATTTACATCTACAACAACTAATAATATAATTATTATTTCAGGAGGAGGAGGTGGTGGCGGGAGTTCTACTGATACTACTACATATAGTAAAGCAAATGGAGGTAGCGGAGGTATAAATAATAATGGAGATGGTGGTAGTGCACCTAATTATAATTTTTATAATGGTTCAATAGTATTAATACAATGTAATAATGGTGGTAGTGGTAGTTCTATAGGTAGTATAACAAGAGGAGAAAATGTTACTAACGGTGGTGGTGGTGGTGGTGGTAGTAATGGAGGTAAGAAATGTAATAATAATTTTATAAGTGGAGGCGGTGGTGCAGGTGGGTCATATGTATCTAATAATACTACTAATTCACTTATTACAGGTTATCCTCCAACTTATTCAACTGATATATCTGGAGCACCTAAAATAATTATTGAATGGTTAACAATACCATTAATACCAATAATACCTACGACCACAATGGCACCTACGACCACAATGGCACCTACAACCACAATGGCTCCTACGACCACAATGGCACCTACGACCACAATGGCTCCTACGACCACAATGGCTCCTACGACCACAATGGCTCCTACGACCACAATGGCACCTACGACCACAATGGCTCCTACGACTACAATGGCTCCTACGACCACAATGGCACCTACGACCACAATGGCACCTACGACCACAATGTTTCCTACGACCACAATGGCTCCTACGACCACAATGGCTCCTACGACCACAATGGCACCTACGACCACAATGGCACCTACGACAACAATGGCACCTACGACAACAA